GCGGGTATCGCCGGCGGTGATCCCACGTGGCGTGTGCGATGAGCACGAGGAAGCCGGCCAGGGCCAGGAGCGCGGGCCAGGCGATGCTCACAAACTCGCTCATCGGAGCCACCATTCCGCGGCGCGCTCGCGGGCCAGGCGAATCCACCCGGGCTCGACGTCGGCGCTGTGCTCGACGAGGAATTGCCAGAGCTCCACCCCGGCGAACCCTAGGAGCGCGTACGCCAGGAGCGTCAACGGGACTGCGAGGATCCCGACGCCGAGCGCGTTGCTCCTCCTGGTGGGCCGCTGGTCGCCGCTCATAGCGTGTGCTCGCAGTTGCGGTTACACGCGGAGTGGTCGCCGCGGTCGTGGGCCGATTCGGCCCGCCGCGCGGCACGGGGCCGGCCGGCGGACGTCCACGGGCGCTCCCACGACTCGGCGCTGCCGGGGCAGCAGGTGCCGTCGTGCCAGTTGCGGTCGCACCATAGGGACTGGGCGGCCCTTCCTGGTGGTACGTCGATGTGTTCGAGGCTCATCGTGTGTACGTCCCTCCGTTGCGTCGTGCCGGCGCTGGCGTGAGCGTGCCGTCTGTCGGCGCGGCCTCGCCGGCGGGTTGTCTGGTCTGTGCGGCCTCCCAGTCGTCGATCGCCTCGCGGCGGTAACGGACGTGCCGGCCAACCTTCACGTAGGCGGGTCCCAGTCCGCGACTGCGCCACTCGGCAAGCGTCTTGACTGGGATGCCTAGCTCGGTGGCCAACTCGGTTGGCGTCACCATCTGTCTCATCATGCCGGCCACTCTGCTCGGGTCGGGTGCGTGATGTCAAGAACTCGCGGGGCGTGGCGGGGCGTCGATCGCTCCTATCCACAGTCTGTGGATCGGCCTGTGAGTGCTCATAGCAGTCCCTCGCGCTCCTGGTGGCGTAGCCACTCCCACAGGTCCGTGTGACTGGTCGGCGCCGGCGGGTCTGGCGGGTCCGGTGGGTCCTCTACCTCGTACCCGAGGTCGATGCCATAGGTCACTTGCACGTATTCGCCTAAATCGGCCAGTTCTTCCGCGTCCAGCACGCGGTCGTATATGAGCACTTCGGAAATGTAGAAATCTCCACCGTATTCCAGGCTGTATCTGTTGCCGAGCGTGAACCCGTTTAGCTCCTGATTCCCGATGCTTACCGACCCGCTGGTGAGGGTTTCGTTTACGTGCAGCGTCGAGGCAGCCCCGTCGAATCGCAGCGTGAGCAGGTACGGCACGCTAGTCTGCGGGTCGCCACCCATGGTGACCACATTTCCAGCGAATCCCCGCCATGTGTCGCCTAGGCTGGGGTTGTGGATTAGGGCATGTCGCAAACCGTCAGACCCGCCGTCGTAAATGTAGGTCTCGGAGCTATTGTCGACGTATTCCATTACCGCAATGATGGTGTTGGGTTGGGTTTCCCCGCCCGCATAATTGTCGTTCTGTAGCGCGTGCCCCTCGAATAGCACAGAGGCCACGCCCCCCGGCCCATCGGTGGCTTTGTAGGTCGGCCGTAGGCCGGCGGTGGCTTGCGTGAGGTCATTGCCGCCCGAGCCCTCATCTTCCCAAGTGGCCACCGGGTCGTCGTCGTCGAGCGCCAACTCGGATGCCCGATACCTGGCGAACGGGTCGGCAGGAATGGCCATCAGGCGTCCCTAATGTAGTCGCAGTACAGGAAACACGGCTGTGTCGACGTGGCGTACATTGTGATGTTTCCCGAGCCGGCGTCCCTGTCGAGGGTCGCCACAAACGTTTTGTCCTCTGTCGCGTCGGCCGTATATTCGCCCTCGAAGTGTGTCCGGTAGGACCGGGTGGAAATGGCGATGTCGGTTAGGACGTCCTGCAGGACGGTGCCGCTCACGGAATCTTCCCTGATCTTGGCGGCCACGTCGTCGCCATTGGCTGTGCTGTGAATCCTGCCATCCCACGTGATCTTGTAGATTCGGCCGGCCACCACTGGCGCGACTATCGTCTGGACGACAGTCTCCGTCGTGGTGATGGTCCCCGAACTCGACGTCGCCTTAGCCGTCTGGATACGTTCTCCGGGGACCTTCCCGGCGATAATCGTCTCTCCCGCGAGCACTCCCATTGCGTTCCCTCACAGTCCGTATCTTGCCGGATTCCATAGCCTGATCGGCGTTCCGGTCGGGTGACCTTTCACAACGCCGTTGACGGATCGGACGACCGTAAACCCTTGCACGAGGTCCCCAAACGCGGTCGGCGCGATGTCGGTTACCGTCATACGTTCCCCGCCACAGTAGATGTCGAATGGGAATTCGTCGTCGTCCTCGGTCCACGGCGGCCCGATCAGTGTCTCAAAGGAAATCAGGGTTTGCGTCGTGTCGATGTCAGCAAAGAAAGTCGGGCGAATGGTGCCGGCGGTGTCGTATTTGTTGCCGTCGCCTTTCGCGTCCTCGTATTCGCCTACCTGCCAGGGGCCGGCCGGCGAACAGTTGAACGTGATTATGCGGCGGTGGGAGTCGACGGCCTCTGTCCACCCTTGCACGATCAGTGACGCCAGGTCGGGGCCGGCGATGGTGTCGGGTAGGTCGGACAGGGTGATGAGGTCCCCCGGGCGGACGTCCGCGGCGTCAGACGCCAGCGACGGCGCGGCGTCGAGGTCGACGGACAGGCGCGGCCATCGGTCGTCCTCGGCCGTCCCTAGGTGCAGCCGCCAGCCGGCCTGATTCACCAGGAATCCGTCACCAGGGACGTTCACTGTGACCGACGTGTCATAGCGGCCGATCGCGTCGCTCCCGAGCGGCCCGTCCTCGTCTACGGCGCGCCGTTCGCCTCCCTCGCGGCGCTTGGCTGTGACGTCGTTACGGACGTGCTGGTCGTCGGTGGCGGGCTCCATAGCGGGCGCCACGTGCCCGGCGGTGAACCCTAGGGCCAGCACGGCCGGCGTCGCCTGGTTTTGGATGCTCGCGCGGGTGCGGTAGTGCAGCCCCACGGCGGTCACAGCGTCGTGCAGTATCCCGAGGTCGGCGTCTGCGGCCTCCTGCAAAATCTCGAGAGTCGGGTCGGCGTACTGCGGCCCGACTGGCGTCGTGTCGTCGAGGTCACCTGTGGACGTGAATGCGACGGGGCACTCGGCCTCGATGCGCCGGCCGGCGGCCTCTCCCGCGTAGCCGAACGCGGCCAACACGGCCGTTGCCAGGTCGCTCGGGGTCGCGTGGGCCACCCAGTGCCCCGTCACTAGCGCCGTCTCGATCGTGATGCTGGCTGTGGCCTCCACGGTGAGCATCCTTGACAGGGTTTCGCTGGTGTCTGTGTGCGTGAGGACAGATACCCCGTCCACGTATACCTGATAGTCGATGTCCGCGCCGTCCTGTGTGGCCGTGAGCCGCACATGGTGCGGATTGTCGTCCCACAGGGTCGGGTCGACGGACACTGTTGCCAGGGTCGAAAATCCGAACGTCAGGTCGATCTCAGAGTCGAGCGCGTTGAACGTGAGGCCCGTGGCGCTGCCCCCCCACCCGACGCCGAACACGGTTCCGCCCACGGTCGCGCCGTACCCGCCCGATCGCATGAAGTCGAACGCCCACCTGTCGACGAAATCCGCCTGCTCTACGTCCGCGCGGAGGGTGGCGCCGGCGTCCTTTGGTTCGATCTTCGCCACGTTCGGCATCCACGCCGCTAGCCTGCCCTGTCCCCACACGGACGGCGCTGGGCGCCCTGCGAGCCGCACAGGGCCGCCAGGACCCACAAGAGCGGGCGCCTCTACTGTGAGCGGGCCGGCCTCCATCGGCCAGTACGAGACGTCTGACAGGGCCGCCAGGTGCGTCCGTAGCGCGGCCGGCGCCGGCGAGGCTCCCTGCCCGAGACGCCGTGAGACGCCGTTGCATGTGAGCGCCACCCACGCGTCGCCGTCGTCGAGCGCCCGTCGAGGCCGCCACTCCGCGACCTCGCCGGCGAACCGTACGGCGCCGTCGACCGTCACCCGAATGGGTGTGTTGCGGCCGATCTTCCCGTAGAGCGCCGACTCGGGGTTCCGCGGGTTGTAGGTCGCGTCCCGGTTCACCAGGGTCAGCTCACACGAGGACGGGTCGGCCGTCGCCTGCTCATCGGCGCGGCCGTGTTTGATGCGGATTCCGTCGCGCGTATAGACGTCCGCGGTGTTCCAGTCGTCGTCGTAGTAGAGCTCCACCGTGACCGTGTGCTTTGCCATCACACGCCCCCGAGGATCGCCTGTACGTTCCCGCCGCGGACCCTTAGCGCGTGGGTGAGCAACTCCACCAGGAGGTCATCTAGGCGGGAGCCACCCGACCGTATCTCGATCACAGTTCGGCCGCCGGCCCTGCTCGCCGGGGTGACGCGTTCGCCGGCCTGCAGGATGGCCACGGTTTCTTGCCCGGGCGCCCCGGGGACGATGCCGCCGGTGTGCATCCTCGGGATTCGGAAGGTCTTGCCACCGATGATCGGGACCCAATCGGGCACGCTAAAGCCCTTGCCGCCTACGGTGCTATTCCAGGCCGTACGGACGGCGCCGAACGCGCGGCGCCACACCCCGGAGATGAAATCGCCGACGCCGCGGACAACGGCCTTGACGCCGTTGACGGCGCTGGTGACGATGCGGCGGAACGTCTCGCTTTTCTTGTACGCGGCGACGAACGCGCCACCGATCAGGAACAGTGCCGTGATGACCAGGCCGAGCGGGTTGGCTCGCATCGCCAAGTTGAGGCCGCGCTGGGCGACCGTGAGCGCCCCTGTGGCGACCGTTGACCCCAAAGTGGCGGCCTTGTGTGCGACGGTCGACGCGGTGGCCCTGGCGGTTCCCACGGCGCTCGCCAGCATGTTCTTTGTGAGCGCCTTGAACGACGGAATGATGAAGTTGTAGAGCCCGGAGCCTAGGTCCCCGAGCCCCATGCCGAGCATTAGCGCCCCGTCGAACAGGTCGCCTTTCATCATCATGCCCACGCCACGGCCGGTGTCCTCGACACCGGTGAGGGTGTCACGGAAACCCATTGCTTTAGTGTCGAGCGCGTCTGACGCTTCGCCGGCGCGGTCGAAACTGTCGCCGCTGTCACGCAACGCCTTAGACGAACGGCCCACGTCGTCGGCCATTCCCTTAGACGACTCGCCCACCTTGTCAAACGATTTCGTCAGTTGGTCGTGGTCGCCGGCGAACGTGAGTGTTACCTGTGGGTTGCTCATGTCGTGACCTCCAATCCGGCCTGCCGCGCCACGTCAACAATCGTTTCCGAGAGTAGGTCGCTAAACCGGTCGCGCTGGGCGAAATAGGACCGGTACAGATAGCGGCCTTGTTTCGTGAATGGTCGGACCACGGAACGGCTGCGGCCGACCTTGCCACCGAAGTCGAGCCACCCGTAATAAGGTACCCGTTTGCCGCCGCCGGCGACACGGACGGATGTGCGGGTGCTCTTGGCTCGGACGGATTTACGGGCGCGGCCAGTTTTCGTGGGAATCCGTGGTGTCGCGTCGTTTACCACGAGGTCCGCGACGCCGTTTAGGCCCAGCCGTAACACTTTTGGCATGTCAGAGTCGAGACGCTTTAGGGATGTTTGAAACTCGCGGAGCCCTTCGACGTGGATCGGGTCTGTGGCGCTCATGGCGCCCACCCGAGCAGGAGGCTAACCAACGCGGCCACGGCCGGCGCGCCGATAGCGGCGATTCCGAGGACGAACCATCGCCAGTTTTGCAGCGCGGCGACTTGGCCCTCTAGCTTCGCGATTCGCTCACGGTTAGACGCTTGGCCTTCCTGGACCGCCGTCAATGTGGGGTCGATAACGGCCGAGATGTGGTCGACCTTCCGCCCAATATCCTGCATCTCTCGATACATCTCGTTTGGGGTGATGACAACGGAACCTTCGGGGAGGCCGGTTGCGCTCACTGTCTTACGCCTCCCTGCTGTTGTAGCCGCGCCAATTCGTCCCGTTGCGCCTTCCGTGCAAAGTACACGTGCCAGCGCGTGAATTCGTCAGCCGACATTTCCTCCCGTAGCTGCGCCACTGTCATTGTCAGTTTCGCCGCTAGGTACATCTCGAATTCCTGTTCCGGGTTCGTGTCGAAACGACTCGTATACGCCCTTTTCGACCTCCCGTCCGATCCCTGACAGGAGTTGGATTCGGGCGATGAGCGGTTCCATTTCGCCCGATGGTGACGCCTCCTGCCAGCGGCCGACGTCGGTCTCAGTCAGCTTCGGGTCGACGATCCCGCGGGCCAGGAGTCGCCGCTCGAACACGGCCAGGCGCGGGTCGTCGGCCTGTGCGGCGAGGACTTCGCCGCGTGACAGGCCGCGGATTCGGAACGTGCCGAGCCCGGGTAGCTCGTACTCCTCCTCGGGGAGACGCGCCTTGAATAGCGCCTCTCGGTCGACGACGCGCCGCGTGTCGGGCATCTCGTGCTCTACGGCGGTCATGCGGACTGCGCCGTAGAGTCGACGTCGCCGCTCATGGTCAGTTCGACGGACCACATGATGTAATCCGCGACGGGGTGGGTCTGGACGTAGCTCTTGACCAGGACGTCCACGGTGTCCATGGGCAGGGATGCGCCGGTGCCCTCGGGCCGGTGGATCAACTCCACGACGGCGCCGACGTTCGGCAGGATAGAGGCCCGCGGGCCGGTGCTGGCCGTTGAGTCGTACTTGCCCGAGATGGTGACCGACCCGTGAGTGAGCCCGCCCAAGAACACGTGCCCGTCGTTGCCGTATGTGGTGACGTCGTGCTCGTCGGCCTCGAACTTCAATTCCGAGTTTTCCGAGTACTGCGAGAGGTCGTCGCCGTCGAGGGAGACGAACGTCACTTTACCGTGAACCTTGGCCATTTTCTTACGCTCCGTCTCCGATGATGTCTAGCTCGAATAGGGCCGCGAGATAGTCGACGCCCCCAATTGTTACGACGTCGAACTCGACGCGGGCCACGCGTACAGAGTCAAACGCCGTGTATGTGCCCGACTCGACGACGGCCTTTATCGACGTCGCGCCGGCGCCCTCGCAGTAGGCCGCCACTTTGTCCCGGGTGGATCGGTCGTGGGCCTTTCCCACGGCCACGATCAGCGGGAGCGCCATTGTGTCCGCGCCCCGGCTGTAGGTCGCGTCAAATTGCATTTCCTCCGGGTACGCGACGATGGCCGCCGGCGGTGTGATGCTATCCGGTGGCCACGCGAAGCATCGCAGGCCGGCGATGGTGTCGACGCGGGTGGAAACCTCGTCCATGACGTCGCCTAGGTCCATGTCAGGCCGCCGCCCACCAGCGGTACAGCTTGGCCCTCGACAGGGACGACTCGACGTCGGGGTCGAGCCTGGCGAGCAGTCGCATTTCCGAGCCCTGGTCAGGTGAGCCGGCGACCCCGTACGGGGACCACCGGCGCGAGTGGTAACGGTGCGCCTGCAGCATCGTGGCCTGCTCGACGGCGGCCGGTACAGCGTCCCATCCCCACACGGCGTCGATGGTGACGCCGTGCCGTTCGTTTGTGGGCATCGCCGCGCTGCCAGAGTTGACGCGGAGACGCTCGAACGGCTTTCCCTTTTGCGCCGCGTTCACGGGTTCGAGGGTGTAGTCGTCGACCTCGCCGGCCTCCACGGTCACAGTGAGGCCGGTGATGTCCTGCAGGTCGTCGAATATGACGACCCACGCGCGGGCGCGGCGGTCGTAATAGGCCGTGTAGGACCGTTCCTCCGCGGCGGCCGTCTGGCCGAATTGCCGCCGACAGTAGCCGTCCACGGCCCGTGAGGCCGCCGTGATGGCGAGCGCCAGTTCCGCGTCGTCCGCGGTGTCTGTGATTCGCAGATAGGTTTTGAGTTCCGCGAGTGTCACGTAATCTGGCGCCCACGCCATCAGTCGGTCCTTTCTCTCAGGTCACGCCGAGTAGGTCAGGACTGGCGCTGCGCCGGCCGGCCTGGCGCCGTCGTGGTGCCGGCGTTGTGGGCGGCCTTCTTGCGGTCCGCGGCCTTGCGGGCCGGCGCCGTCCTGGCGAGAGCCTTTGCCTTCTTTTCCTGGTACGCCTTGAGCGCCTCAGGGTTGTCTCTGAGCAACATGGCGGTTCCTTCCTGGTCGGTTGGTCGGTTCGGTTGTGTGGGAGCTCCACCCCGGACGACGGGGGCCGCCGGGGTGGAGCTCCCGGCGCGGGAGGGTTGGCTTACGTGGTGATGTTCTCGAGAGTGGCGTACGCCGAGCGGTTCTGGATGTTGCCGTCTGCCCGCTCCCACGCCACGTACTCCACCTGGCCGTTGTTCGCGCGCGACCACGGGTTGACGACGACCGTGAGCGGCGCCACGCGGCGGATGACGTACGCCTCGCGGAAGTCACCCAGCGCGGCGAACCCGCCGGCCACGCCGTCCGCGGTGACAGCGTTGCAGCCCTGGTCGATGATGACCGGGTAGCCGAGCAGTTCCCTCGCCGGCGCCTGGCCGATGCCCATCGTCTGCGGGTTGATGAGCGGCCGGCCATCGACGACGATCCGGCGGATTGCGACCCACGTGCCCTTACTCATCACCCACTTGGCGTTTTGCTCGTACTCGGGGTCGAGCGCGGCCTCGACGTCGAGTAGCTCGTCGTAGTCGATGGTGGCCTCGACGTCGAGCACGACGTCTGCGGTGAGCCCGTCGTGCAGGAGCCCGAACGGGAGCGTGGTGCCGTTGCCGTTCACCCAGTCCACGGCCTGCTTGCGCTGGATGCGCGTTCCCAGCGCGCGCGACACCAGGGCCTCGATGTCAAACTCCGAGTCCTGGATCAGTTCGACGGACACGCGCAGCGGGGTCGTGGTGCCGGCGCCGGTCGACGTGTACTTGAACGCCCCGAGCGCCACGGTGCCGAACGCCAGGTCGTCGCCGTCGACAAACGCGGCTTCCTCGTCCGTGATGCCGCCAGAGTTGGCGGTGTCGTCGAGGGACGGGTATTCGAGCGGCCCGCCGCGCTCGGTGGTGAAGTCGTCGACCTCCGCGGCCAGGCCACCGAACGCGGCGCGGACCTCCACCAACTTCTGACGGAACCCTGGCGACACGAGGTAGCCGCCCTCGCTGTCGGAGCCGGCCTCCTGTGCGTTGCGAAGCTCGGCAATGTCGGCGTTCGGCCGGCCGGTGCGAAGGTAGTTGGTGAACGCGGCGTTGAGGTCCGCGAACTCGTCGGGCTCGGCGCCACCCACGTTGACGTGCAGGTCGTTCCGCACCGGCGTCGTGTACGCGTTCTGTCGCGCCCGGATGGCCTGGTCGGCCCGAGCGGTCGCCAGTTGCGTTTCGAGGCCCTCGTACTGCGTGACCTCCTCGGCCGTCAGAGGCCGGCCGTCTGCGCCGTCCACGACGGCTTGCAGCGCGGCGAGAATCTGATCGATGTCCACTGTCACTCCCCTTCCAGGAGTAGCCGCGCGCGGGCGCGGATCAATTGGCTCTGCCGATCTTCCGGCGGCGATCCCGTCGTATCGTGCTCCACACGGTCCGCGAGCCCGGCCTCGACGGCGTTTGCCGCGGAGTACCACGTCTCGGCTTTCATCGCGTCCCGCCACGTCGCCGTAAGGCCGCCGGCGCGGTCCGCGTAGATGGTGGCGATGGTGTCTGACAGTTCGTCGAGTAGCTCTGCCATCGCCTGCATGTCTGCAGCGTTCCCGAGGACGATCCCTGACGCGTCGTGGATCATCATTTTGGCTGGTTTGGCCATGACCACAGAATCGCCGGCCATCGACACGAACGACGCGGCCGACGCGGCCACCCCGTCCACGTGAACGTCGATGGTGGCGGGGTGTTCGAGTAGTGCCGTGTAAATCGCGATGCCGTCGAACACGGCGCCGCCGGGACTGTTGACGCGGAGGTCGATCGCCGGCGCTGTGATGCCCCGGAGCGCGCCCACGAACGACGCGGCGGTGACGTCCTCCTCGGCCCAGTCGTCTCCGATGTACCCGTAGATGAATACCTCGGCGCGGTCGCCGGCCGTGTTGCCGACCTTCCACCAGTCCCGGCTCTGCGCCCATGTGCCGCGGTGTGCGGCGTCACGGCCGGCGGTCATGGCCCGTCCGCGGGCCGCCAGCCGTTCGAGGGTTCCTGTCCACCCGTAGGTCACGCCAGGGCCTCCTCTAGCTCGCGCTCTGATGTGGTGGCCACACGGAGCACGTCCCCGCCGTCGATGGGTGGCAGGTTGCGAATGCGGCGCGCTTCGTTCACTGTGAGCAGGCCGGCCTTTACCTGCTCGATGAGCAGCCGGATTTCTTCCTCGGGCGTGGGTCGTTCGAGGCCAGCGAACTCGAATTCTACGAACCGCGGCGCGCCCAGTAGCCGCGAAATCCTCTGCTCAAACCGCATTGTCCACCCGAGCAACGTGAACCGGCCTAGGCCGCGGTTTTGCTCCGCGACGCCTGTGCCCCACGACGTCTGCTTTTCCGTCTGCATGAGCAGGTGCGGCGGGACACCTGTCCACCGCGCGACTTCCTCAATTTGGAATTGGCGCGACTCCAAGAATTGGGCATCTCTGGCGGGCATTGTCCACGGCGAAAACTTTAGCTTCCGATTGACGAACGCAACTTCGCCGGCGTTCTCCCAGCCGCCCACCCTGCGGTCGAGGCCGGCCTTTATTTCCTCGGCCTCGTCGTCGTCGACATCTTCCTCCGTGGACACGAGGCCGGCGATCATCGCGCCGTTGCCGAACATTCGCGCGGCGCTGCGGTCGCCGGCGATGGTGGTCCCGAATGATTGCCGCGCCACCCCGATCAGGGACAGGCCGCGGAGCCCGTCGAGGGACGGACCCATTACTTGCGTCATATCGTCTTGGGTGAAGATTCGCCGGCGGCCGTTTGCGCCCGTGGCGGCGAATAGCTTTCGACCGGTGTACGAACCGTCAGGCCGGCGCTCCCATGACGGCTCGACGGCCAGCGGGTGCAGCGGCGTGGCCCCCACCATCGCCCCCGCACCGTTGTAGACGTGCTGCAAGTACATGTTCCCGTGTAGCAGGCCGTGCAGCAGACACGTTTCTTTCCACTCGTACGGCGTCTGCCCGTCCTCCGTGCCGGGGTCGTCGACCCACGATTTCACTTGCTGCCGCTGACCTTCCGAGGTGTCGCGGTACGTGGGGAGTGGCAGCGATGCGATGGTGCCGGCGATCAGCATTACGGCCCGCCAAAACGCCGAGACGCCCAGCGCGGACCGTTCGTTGACGACCACGCCGGCCATCGTCGGCGCCGCGCCGAAGTATCCCGCGACGGCCGAGTCACCTATCGACGTCAGGTTCTCTGGCTCATCCTGTTCCCTCCTCGGGTCACGCGCATCGCGCGTCCAGGGCCATCTCACGGCGGTCATACTGCCACACCCACCCGACAGGCAAGTCTCAGAGCACGACGACGGCGTGTCGCTTGCTGTTGCGGGCCTCGCTGGCGGCCCATACGGCGGCCTTGACGGCGCCGGCGGGTGCTGTGCTCCGTAGCCGCGGCCCGTCCACGCCAGGCGACGTACGGAGCGCGAGCACTTGGGCGGCCAGGTCGGCGCCGCCGTCGTGGGCCAGGACACCATCTGTGAGCAGGCGCCCCAAGTCCTCGACTGCGGCGCGGACGGTGCCCTTTTGTGGCGTGGTGCGGAGGCCCTCCACACGCCAGCTCAGATTGTCCGCGATCGACGCGCCGGCCAGTACTCGCCGGCGCTTGAACCCTGACGCCTTGACGGCCGCCGCGGCGCCGGCGACGTCATCGTGTGTCGTGACGCTCACCACGGCCGCGCCGTCCTCCTGCCAGGCCAGCGCGACGGACACTCCCTCCGCGTACCAGTCCTCGACGGCGGCCGAGTCGGGGGCGCGATCGGGGAGCTCCACCGTCAACGCCGACCACGCGTGCTCGGTCACCACTGGTGTCCCAACCTCGCGGCGTTCCCTCAGGTGCCACACGTTGAGGTACTGGGCCTCGAATCCGCGCATAGGGTCGGGGTCGTCCAGTTCGGGGGCGTCCTCGCCGGTGAGCGCCTTCTCGTACTTCGCGGCGATCATCCGCCGGCGGTCCTCCGACCAGTGTGGCGACGCGGCTTTCCACACGCCAGGGTCGGACGGGTCGGAGCCCGGGCGGGCACCCCATAGCAGCAGCAACGTCTCGGGGTCGTCGTTTGTGAACGCGTGGGACAGGGACGTCCGCATGAGGCTCGTGGCGCGACGGTGCGCCGTCGAGGTCAGGTGTACCTGCGGGCTCTTGCGCTCCATGAGCGCCGGCTCTAGGCCCTCGTGGACCGTATCTGGCTCCACGTCCCAACCCTCGTCCACGAACCCTAGGCAGACGTCGTAGCCGTAGACGGCGCGCTGTGCGCGGACTAGCCACCGGTCGTGTGTCGGGCTTTCGACGGCTTCCTTTCCGTTGGCTCGGGAGACGTCCCACTTGTTCTCCTCGCACCATCGCCACGCGCCGCGTTGAATCTCCCTGCAGATAGCGACGTCGGAGCCCGTGTGAATGATCGTCTGTGGCTCCCCGAATAGCTCGGCGTTTGCCATCCGCCACAGGGCCAGCGCGCGGATACGGACGGACTTGCCGGCGCGGCGCGGCGTGGATTCTACGACCGACCTGTGACACAACGTGCCGTCCTCGCGGTGCTCCAACTGTCGGGTGATGGCCAACGCTTGCCACCATCGCAGCGTCACGCGCTGTGTGGCCTCGATCCACTCAATTGCCGACGCGCCGTACGAACCCACGGTGTCCGCCGGCGGTGGGCTCATCGCCAGCGGCGGCGACGCGTCCTCGGGCACCACGGCAAACCGTGCGAGCCACGGCCACCGGCGCAGGGCCGCCGGGTCCCAGAGCGCCTCGGGTCGTAGCTCGTAGTCGGGTGCTTCCAGAGGGAGAGATATTGAC